ACGCGCTCGGCGTAGTTGATCGCCCCGAAGCTCTGGACGCCCTCGCGGGTGCCCGCCGCGAACTTGTCACGCTCAAGGCCGAGCCGCTGGGTATCCAATCCGAGTTGCGCCGCCTGATAGGGCGTCATGCCCCCGCCGCCGCTGTCCATCTCGCGCTTGATCAGCAGTTGGGCAATCGTCTTCTGCCCTTCGTCGGCGTAGGGGTTGCTCAGAACCTCGGCGAGTTGCTGAAGCTTGCCCATGTCGGGCTCGCCCCCCCCGCCCATCATGCCCATAGCGCCACCACCCCCGCCCATGTACTCGGCGAGCCGAGGCGCGAGGTTCTCGGGAGCCGGGCGAAGGAAGTGCTGCGCAATCCCGGCCGCCGCCTGCCCTGGATCGGTGGCGCCCATGAACTTGGATGCGGCCCCAGCCTCCGGCCCCTGGAGTTCGGTCATCAGGAAATCAAGTTGCGTGTCGGCATCGTCCAGAGGCTTGCCGCTCTGCGCCGCGAACTGCTCCAGCGCCTGCCGCCGCGGTCCGGTCCACTGCGCAAGGCCGAAGCCCCCGCGGGAGCCGGGAACGGTCGGGTTCTGTTCGTTGATGCCGGGGTTAAGCCCGCTCTCGTCGGCGAAGTTCATCATGAACCCCTGCGCCACCGGCTCGGGGAGTCCGCGCTGAACGAGACCCTGATAGATCGGGTTTCCGGTGTCGGCCGCCGGGATATTGGGGTTGCTGGCTGTAGGAGCCACGGACGCGCCCTGCGGGGCCGCTCCTGCGCCCGTGAAACCTCCGGACGCACCGCCTACCGGCCCGGTGTAGCTGGGCGTGTAGCCCCCGCCTCCGAGGCTCCCGAGAAGGTCTGCGATCTTCTGGCGCTCGGCATCCTCCTGAGGCTTCAGCTTGTTGTCCATGAGGCGATAGCCCACGGCCTTCATCAGGCTTCCGACGCCATCGCCCCAGTTGCGATACTCCCCGCCCGCGGACTGCTGCGCCAGGAGGTCGGCAATCTCGCGCCGCTTCCTCAACGACTCGACGGTGGGAGCGTCGGTATTGCCACCGAAAATGAACGACTGAGCCGCGCCGAGGGGGTTCATGCCGATTATCTCCCCATAATAAAGGAATTGCCGAGCCCGAAGAGCCCGCCCAAGATGCCATTCATGGGGTTGTTTTGCTGCTGTTGCTGCCACCCGGCCATCTGCTGGTTGTAGTTCTGCCCGACCATCCCGGCATAGTCGGTATTCGCAACCTGATTGTTGCCCTGCGGCTGGAAATTGGGATTCTGAACCTGCCCCGTGCCGAGAAGCGCAGTGATCTGGTTAATCGGCTGGTTCTGTCGCGCATACTGCTCGTTAAGCCAGTTCGCCCGCTGGCCCTGCTGGTTCTGGAACGTCTGCTGGTTCGCCTGATTATTGAACCCGCGGCCCGCCACCGTGTTCGCGAACCTCTGCTGCATCGCATCGTTGCCAAAGGTCGCCTGCTGGGCGTTCTGGCCGAACTGCTGGTTCTGCGCGGCGTTCATGAACGCCTCTCGAGCCGCGTTCTGCCCGAACTGCTGAGCCTGCGCCTGATTGCCGAACTGCGCTTGCGCTTGGTTCTGCCCGAACCGCTGGCCCTGGGCATTGTTCGCGAAGTTGCCCCGGCCGAGTGCCTGCTCGTAAGCCTGCCCCTGCGCCGAGTTTTCAAACATCGCCCGGTTCTGGTCGAGCCCTGCCAGTCGCGACTGTTCCTGTCCCGCGTTCAGGATGGCCCCATAACGGGCGTCGTTGGTCTGCTGGCCATAGTTCGCCATGGCGCGGTCATAGGCTTCTGTTCCCTGCTTGATGCCCTGGTTGGCAAGCTGAGAAGTAAGCCGGTCCCGCTCCTGATTAAGCGACGGGTTCATGCGCGCCATCAGGGTATCTTCGACCTTCTGGCGCTGCTGGGCATAGCCCGCGTCGTCGCCATAGGTGCGCGTTAGCTGTCCCGCCGAGCCGAAGCGGTTCGCGATCCTTCCCGCGTCGGAAATCTGGTTGCCGATCTTGCCCGCATCATCGATGTTGCGATGGATGCCGCCCGCGCTAGCAATCGAAGCGTCGAGTTGCGGGGTGCCGCCGATGGTCTGCACCTGAGGCATGCCGACCTTGGGCGCTTTCTTGAGGTCAACCGTCTTCCCGAGAATGCCGCCAAGCCGGCCGAGCTGCTGGTTCGCCAAGTTGGAACCGGTAATCCCGGCCTGCGTCTGGCTATCCAGCAACCGCTGTTGCTGCGGCGCAAGCGTCTGCGTCGATGACCACTGCGGAACCGTGACCGGCTTTCCCGTAAGGGGGTCGGTCATCGTGAAATTGCCGGACTGCTGATACGTCAAATTCCCGTACGGCGTGTACTGGTTGACGTTATTCAGCGCCTGCTGAGTTACCGCGGTGCCGAGGTTCAGCCCCTGCTGGGCCGACGCCGTGGCGACGGGATCAGGAGGCTTCGGTGCAGAACTGCCGCCCATATTCTCGATCTCCGAACTCAGCCCACTGCTCGCGGGTGATTGTGTAAAACGCTTCAGCCTCGCCCGGCCCTCGCAGGTCGGGAATGATGTATTCACTCGCGCCGAAGCGGCGCATCAGCCGCCGCGCCCGCGTATTTCGTTCGCTGGTGCGAAAGATCGCTATCCGCGCGATGGCGCTCCCGTAGGCCGCGAGAACCGCCAGACGTTCCATGGTTGCCCATGGCCCGGTCGAGACCATGCTAATCTCGACCGACTCCGCTTCCGGGTTCCAGTTGTGGAAGACGCAGGCCGCCACCAGCGGCGACCCGAAGCCTATTGCCTGACATTCCCCGAAGCCGCGGGCGTGCCCGAGTTTCTCCTGAGCCCACGCCTCTACGTCGAGGCCGTACTGCGCGTCAGAGTTCATCCGGCGGCGTCTGACTCGCCGCGCCGAGAGCAGCCCCACCGGCACCCACCGCCCCGAGCAGCCCGTATTTGCGGAGGATGCTGATCATCTCCGGGGAAAAGACGACGTAATTGCGGGAGCCGCCACCCGCGCCGCGGGAGCCTTGGTCCAGGTACTTGATCCCCGGGATGCCCGCTGCGCGAAGGGCTTGCGCAGCCTCTTCCTTCGGCCCCATTCCCGCCACCACCGCCGCGCCGGACGGATTAAACTTCTTGCTGAACTGCTCCAGCTCAAACTCGGCTTTCCGAATTTCCGTGAACATTTCGGGCGTATCCTGCCCCGTCTCGTAGGCGCGCTCCGCTCTACGCTGCGCCACGTTGACCTTAGCCTCAAGTTGCGCCCGCTGCGCCGCTATGGCTTGGGGAGGTTCAGCTTGAACCGCGGCCCTAACCTTCTCGCTCTGCTCGCTCAACGGCTTATCCCAATCTAGGAAGTCTTCGGGGTTGGCGTCAATGTTGACTTCGTACATGTGGCCGGGATTTTTCACGAAATCGGCGGGGTTCTGCGCCTCAATCTTGGCGGCAATGCTCTCAAACGAGGCAGCTTCTTGGTTTGCTAGATCGGAGATACTAGGGTCTTTCTCTGCTGCGTCGCGGTACATGGCAGCATGCTCGCGCCAGCCCGCCGCTTCCTGTCGGATGGCGTCCTCCGGGCTGACGCCATCCGCCACGCGTCCCGCGATAGAATGTTGCGCGGTTGCCATGTCGTTATCCATCGGGTGCGTCGAGAGTGGCGCCCCGCCGACCGTTACTTGGCGAGAGAGCTTGTCCCGATACGACTTCGCAACGTCCTCACCTTCCGCGAAATAGAGCCCGTGCCCGTAAGCCTGTGCTCCCTCGCCCGTCCCGATCTTGTCCAGGCTGAACTTGTCGAAATCATGCGGAGACCCGTGGTAGGCGCGGATGCCCTTGGGGGCCGCTTGAGCGACTTCCTCGGCGCCCTCCCTCAACATCCCGACATTGCCCGGAAGCGCCATGCCCAGAGTAGACGCCCCGAGCCATCCCGCGTTCTTAGCCGCCTCCATCGGGCTTCTGGACGCCATAAGGTCTTGGCTCGACTGCGCCATGTCCATCATGTCGGCGCCCGGCGTCGCCGCCCCGAGAAGCTTGGCAATGCCCATAACGGGATCAGCCGCCGGGCCGCCGTAGTAGCGTACGCCCTCGGTTAGCTTGGCGTCCTGTCGGTCGAGCCATTGGCGGCGCTTCTGGCCGTCCATGAGAGCCGAAGCGATTTCCCACATGCCCATCAGCAGACATTCGCCCCGACGCTATAGGACAGGTCCAGCGCCACCAGTTCGGCGTCCAGCATCCTCGAGCCGCCCGCGGTGATCTGCACTTGCGGGGACACCGCATAGCCGCACGCACCGGCCGCAACCCATTGCGTTATCGCCGTGCCGCGCTCTTCGCTGTCCGGCGCGTCGTCCCAAATCGAGCTATCCCAGATGCCCACGTCCCAGAGGGCTTCAATGGTCGTCTCAATCGGGGCGTTCGGGGCGCTGGGGAACGACTTGCCGTAGTTCTCAGCAACCGACAGCTTCGGGTTGAACGGCACCAGGCTCCGAAAGATAGCCCGGATCAGACCCACAACCTTGAACGTTCCGGGCGCCCCCAGATGCTCCGGAAGCCACGAAAGGCGGCAGATGTACGACGCCCCGTTGTCCGAGCCCGCCGCCTCCATCTGGTAGACGCTCGTCGTATCGCCGAAGTATGCAAGCCCCTGATGCATCGCCATGGACTGCACGTCCCAGCCCGTCCATTTCGCCCACGAGCCGGTGATGAGGTTGACCACGAACAGATCGGTCCCGGCCCGGTGGGGCCAGCCGACGAGCCCCATGGAATTCCATTTCATGATCTGCGCCGGAAGGCCGGTTAGGTTGGTAGACACCATCCGCCGCCAGGACGGCTCAATATTCGCCGTGATCGCCCGCGCGATCAGAGCGGCCCGGTCGACCGTCGCCACCGCCGACATGGCAACCATGCCGTCCTCGGTCGCAATGATCAGGTCGCCCCCGGCCTGCCACGTCTGCGGCGAGACCGGCCGCGCGATCTGGTAGTGACCGGCGATCTCGTAATTGCTCGCCGGATCGTCTCCGGCAAACACCACAATCTCGCCCTGGTCCGACACGAACACGTTGCGGTCGGCAAAGCCCGAGCCGCTATCCGAAGACCACGTTGCCCCGAACAAGAGAGAGCCGCCCTTGGCAAACAGCCCGCCGAGGTCGAACGACACCGCCGCCCCGCCGATGCTGTCGATCGGCAGATACCACGCTTTAGTCGTACCGCCCGACACCGCCCCGCCCTGAACGAACCAGAGCCGCGAATTGTGCTGCCACACATGGATCAGGCTAGCAGTCGACACCCCCGTGATGGTGATTGCGGAAATCGAGGAAGACCCGCCGTTAGCCGTCGCCGCACCGCCTGCAGTCCCCGAGGTCGTCAGCGCGTCGTTATCGGTAAACGTCCCCGACCCGCCGGTCAGCTTCAAGGCGCCGGTCGTTGCCGTGAACGGCACCACACCGGCGATAACCCCAGTCGCCCCGGAACTGCCGCCCGTAACCGTCCGCCCGACGACGAACGCTTCCGTGAGCCCGTCATACACAAGCTGGTTTACCGCCACGCTGGTTAGCGGGTTCCAGCGGGTGCCGTCGTAATAGATCGCTAGGTCAGCACCATTGACCGATACGAGATATTCTCCGGCCGCCGTGACCATCTGCGTTGAGGATCGCCGCGCCGTCGTGCCGGTCCACACCGGAAAGCCGACCGTGGTCGGGAACAGAGAGATATCGTAAATGTCCCCCTCGGCGCAAGCGAACAGCTTTTCCGTAACGCCCGTCCGGTAGGCAAGCAGGGTATCAACCGGCGCCCCGACCGTAGTTTTCAGCAGCGCCCCACCCCGAACCCGCAGCGAAGCGGGCGTCGGGAACCAGTTCTCGAGCACCGAACAGCCGATCCCGCCGCTGGCCGCGAGGTTGTCGTTCTCGATCCACCCCCGCAAAGGCGCCGGGAGCGGAGCAAGGGATTTGTTCGCTGCGAACTGCGCCGGAACCGCCTGCCTCATGACGCCCGCAGGGTCCAGGGCCAAGCAATGTCGGCGTCGTCGCTCCAGTAGGACGACCCGCCGACACGAACCATCCGCGGGCCGCGTTCCTTCATCATCACCCGCGCCTTGCGTGTCTCATAGGTGGCCATGTCCTCGGCGTAGGGCATCCCCTTGTTCGCCCGCCACTGCCAGATCATGCCCAGCTCGAGCAGCCGCCAGTCGTGCTGATAGTGGTCGCTGTCGGTCAGGAACTGGTCTTGCGCGTAGCCGTAGGCGTCGCTGTCGGCGAGTTCGAACGACAGCGAATAGGGGAACGACGAGTTAGCCGCCGTTCCGTCGCTCCGGACGATCTTGTCCGACTGGTACCAGTATTTGACCACTTCCCCCGAGCCGAGAACTGGGAGGATTTCGACCTTATCCCCGAGCATCGTCCACGATCCTGGAGCGCCCGGCGACCAGCCCCGCAACTGCCAGTCGAGCCACAGGTTATGGTCGACCACGTTGCAGAGGAAGCCGCTGGACGACTGCAGCGCCGTCGCCGTAGGCATCCGGCTATAGTCGGCTGGGGTATCCCATGCCTGCGTTGCCCCGTCGCCGGTGATCGTCGCGAGGCGCCGTGTGCGCTGCCAGTCGTGCTCATTGTCGATCCGCTCCGCCATCTGGTTGGCGAGGGCGGCAAGCTCCTGCGACGTGCGAGCATCGGAAGCCATGACAGCTTCCGGAACCTGTATCCCCACTGACTTCGCGACGCGCTGGCAGACGGCGAGGATTTCCATGGATCAGTCTTCCTTGCGCGGGCGGCCCGGGCCACGCTTCGGCTCGTCGAGGGCCGCAAGCTTGGCTTCCATGGCAGCAAGGCGAACCGCCATCTCGTCGCGCTCGGCCTTGGCGCTCTCGGCCTCCATCGTCGCCTTGGCGGCCACGGCGTTCTTGTCGCTGTCATCAAGCCAGACGCGGGTTCGCTCGCGCAGATCGCGCCAGCCCAGCCCCCTGTCCACCCCAGCGTCGCCCATACCCGCGAGCATCTCGGCTGTCTTGACTTTGGCCGCCTTCAGCTCGGCGATCTGCGCCTTGCTGAGAAACGGCAGATGCGTGAGCGGAGTGCCCACTTCGCCGTCCTCGAGGCCTGCCTTGAAGGCCTTGTAGACCTCGGGATAGCGCGTCGCGGCGCAGAGGGTGCCGCCGTTGCGCTTGTCCGCCATGTAGGGCTCGTGAGCGACAACGACGAAGTTGTTGTCCCGGTCCCCGACCGTGCCGATGCGGGCGAATTCGACCTCTTTAAAGATCGCCCGGCCGGCATCCCGCGAGGCCAGTTCGTCTCGAACCGCCTCGGTGTAAAACTCGACGTAAGTGTTGTTTTCAACGCGCGGCATCATCCGCTCCTCTGGTTACGTAAAGGCAGACGTGCGTCGTGCTCACGTCCTGCCATTCGATGCGATACTCAGCGAACTGTTCCACCCACCACTCGCGCGGCTTGACCGTCAGGTGCAGCCGTTGCCCGATGGTCGCCCCGAAATTGTCGGGGATCGTCGCGATCTGGAAAAACACCCGCTCCGCCGACGCCATGACGTTCCGAATGACCGTCCCCACCATCTCGGGCGGAATGTGCTCCATCACGTCAGTGCAGTAGCCGTAAGGCGCATACACCGGCAGCGGCCGGGTCAAGTCCCACTGAAGGAACGACACCGCCAGGGCGGGCTTGTCCCGACAGTTGTCGGTGAAGTCCACGGCGAGAACGTCGAGCCCCATCTCCTGCATCTTCAGCGCGGCCCGGCCGGTGCCGCAGCCAAAGTCAATGATCTTGCCGTCAGGCTTGGCGAGTTCAACGAACCGCTCAACCATGCTCTCGCCGGGCGCCAGGGTGCGGTAGCGGTAGTCCGACCACAGGCGCTGATACTTCTCCCGCTCGGTCATCGGCTCGACGTTCCACATGGCCGGGAGCAACCCGTCGCCGTGAACCTCGATCGTGCAACCCTCTTCGATGAGAGCCTCCGCGAAGCTGCGGAAAGCCTCGGCCTGTAGCTTCATCGGCATGGACGCGTTGAACGTCCGCCCGCCCCATTCCACGTCAATATTCGGGATCAGCTTGTTCATGCGCTGCGCGTACGCATGGGTTTCCCCCGCGCGGTTGCTGCTGTCATAGCCGAACAAGTGGAACTTGCGGAAACCCATGGTGTAGGCCACGCAGAGCGCGGTGATCCCCACCGATACCCCGCCCCCGATGAGGGTGTATCCGCCAGCCGCCACGCGATCAGCGGGCAGCAAATCCTCGATCCCCTCGTTATTCAGGTGGAACAGATCGGTTGCGTGCGCTGCGGTCTTCGGGTGCACCTGCGAAGCGCAGAGAACCCGAAGCGCGAGGCCTTT